TCCGATTACAAACGCAGAGCCAAAATTAGACCATCATTTGATGGCATAAGCAATGAAGCGTTGAAAAAGAAAACCTTAATTTCAAGGTCGGAAACACACAAATCTTTAGTTTGTGTGTAGTTCATAATATTAATTAAATCCTATTTTAATTCTTTTATCATTAACATCATGTAATAATATTTCATTTTTCTTTTTTATAGAATATATTTCAGCTAATGTCATATTGTCTTTAACTCGATTTTTATCTATTTTTAATTTTTCAAATAATTCAATTGATCTATTTTTTGATAAGGGGTTGAATTCTTTTCGAGCTATTAATCTTTCAGGTCTTAGAAGAGCGTCATCTAAACTATTCAAATCTGTATTAAATGTTGCAATAATCTGAATGCCAAATATATCATTCAATACCCCATCTGTTAGATTTAGTAAATTAGTAATTCCCATATTTCTATCATCATTATTTCTTGATACAAGTAATGGTTCAGCGTCCTCTATCAATATAATACAACTTTTTTCATTATCATTAATCCATGAATTAATAAAATTAACAAAACTTGGATCTGTTATAGAATTTATCATAGATGGGGGGAAATATAATATATTTTTATCTTCTTTAGTTAATTTAGATAATAAATATCTAATATAATATGTATTATGACTTAATATATCATTTGTGTAATACTTAAAATTATTATCATCTAATTCTAAATCATACATTTCTTCATAATATCCAGTTTTTTTAATATCAATTATTTCTTCAATGCCATCCTTAGTGATTATATTATCGCCTATTTTCAAATCTTTAACATATATATTTTCATACCCATCTAAAAACACAATGTGATTATCAGCACATTCCAACATTTTATTTTCTGTTTTAAAAATATAAATTTCATAATCAATTGTTTTATGTATTGCTTTTATATTTTTCCAACCATCTTCACTTAACACTTCATAATCATTCAAAATTTTTGTATTAACTATTTTCTTATCCATAATCATTTCATTTTTTTATAAAATCTATACACTTATTTATTTCATTATCTATATTAGTTTTAACATCATTTTCCCAAACTATATAAACGTCATATTCTTTTGATAAAAAATCTATTTTTTCTTTATCTTTAATCCAAATATCTTTAGCATATAATTTTTTATCTTTTGATATATTTATTAGACTTTTTTCATGATATAGTTTAGGATTTGCATGAAAAAAGTCTCCATTAAACTCAATTATTTTATTTGTTTCTCCTATTACCATATCAATAAAATAACCTTTATTTTTATTTTTTCTTATCCATTTTTCATCATTTCCATAATACAAATCAATATCTGGTAATTTATCTTGAATTTTATCAAAAAACATTTTAGATATTTTACTATATCTTAAAAATACATTTTTTAATCTTCTTCCTCTATTTTTAGTCATTTCATTAGCAATCAATAATCCATATTTTTCAATTAATTTATCTTTTGTTATTCCACGACTTTTATTTATCTTATTTCTTTCTTCTACACTCTTAGAATAATAAGTTTTCTTTCTATTATCTAACATTTTTTCTTTATCATCTTTACTCAAAACGTTATAAGGATTTGATTTTATCTTACATTGTTTTATTTTTTCTATTGATTCATCTTGGGTATAACCCTTCTTTATCCAATATTCTTTTTGATAAGGATTTAACATAGTAGAATATGATTCTTTATTTCGTCTTTGTTGATTTTGAAATTGTTTTTCTTTGACTTTTTCAATTGCATCATTTTCATTAAATCCCTTTTTAATCCAAAATTCTTTATTCCAACACGATGTTTCTTTTTTACATTGTTTTATTTTTTTTATTGATTCTTCTTGCGTGTATCCTTTTCTCAACCAATAATCTTCATGATATATTGTTATTCGTTTCTTTTTCATAATAAATTTTTATATTTATATATAAAAACCTGGTAATGGAAAAACTACATTAAATCAGATATATTAATGTTTTCAATTTCACCAGTAATTTTATTCCTAACTGTAATATTTGTATTTTTTCTTACACACTTACCAGTACCAGGTAATCCATGAAATAGTACTAATCCTTTTTTATCCTTTTTTAATTTTTTTATTAATTTCTTATCAAAAATAGTAAATCCATCCCCATAATGCAAATCCATATTCCTTAAAATGATATTTTTTCTAAAACTAAAATCTTTAACATATAACTCTCCATTATCAATGGCAACCATACCGATAGACGATCTTTTATTTTCTTTTATTATTGATTTATCAAAAATTTGATATAATTTTTTATTAATTTCTTCATTATAAAATTTAGATGTGTTATTTGGAATAGCGACAATATTATAATCACATAATTCAAAAAATTTATCGACACCTAAATCATTTTTAGGATCATTAAAAAACGAATACGCCCTATCGATACTTAAATCCATAATATACCCATCATCTATTAACCATATTTCTCTTTTAGATATATTTCGTTTATTTTTTAAATAATAACTAGAATCCTTAAATAATAATTTTATTTTTGGAAAAATTTTTATTAATTCTTCTCTTATTATAATTACATTAAAAAAATCTATATCATCATTAACTATTTTTAAAACTGAAGGGGTTTCATTAAATCTTTTAATATATTCTTCACAAATATTAAAATCATCAATTGATTTACTTTTACCATTACTTTTTAGTATTGAAAACAAATTGTTATCTACATATTTCTCCATTGAATTCATTGTTTTTATTTTTATATCTTTTTTATTGGTTAAGTTTAATATGAATTTTAGAATATATTTTTTATATATATAATAAAAAAGTAAATAAAATGTTAAAAACATATAATGAATTTTTAAATGATTCAATGGTAAATGAAGGGTTTTTTAATTTCTTAAAAGGATTATTCAAAAATATATCAAAGTTATATAATAAAGTAAAAGGAGGTAATAAATTAGAAGAAATCACTACTAATTATAAAAAGAAATTAGATGGTGTTTTTACTCAATTATCAACCGAAGAACAAAATAAATCAGCTGCAAATAAAAATACAAAAGTAGGAATAGACGAATCTTTTATATATGAAGCTGAGGATATGGATAAAAAAATGGGGTATCCCAAACCAAAATCCGAACAAACAACATCACAACCTAATGATATTAAAACAAAGATAAAAAAACAAATAAATCAAAAAATAAATATCATAAAAAAAAGAATAAATGAAATTGTAGTCGATTTTAACAAAGAATTAAATATGTTAAAAAAGACTTTTGCTGTAAATAATGAAATACCAAGAAAATTAGAACTCGCTATTTTGATTGCTGACGGTCAAATGAAAGACTATGTTTATGGAAAGTGGATGGGGTTTTATAATACAATTGGAAATCAAGAAGCTATTAAAAATATACAAAAACAAAGAACTATTATAGCGAAAGAAATGAAAAAAAATACAATAGATTTACAACAACAAGTTGAAAGTGGTGATGTAGAAAAACCAGAATATAAAGTTGGTCAATTATATAAATACACAACATCCGGAGGTGATGAAACAGAAATAACAATAAAAGAGGTTGTTGGTGGTAAAGTTACTAAAGCAACAAATAAAAACGACAAAGAAATAAATCCATATACCGATAAAATAGGAAGATTAATTTCAAAAAATAAAAATTTTACAATTACTTAAATAAAAATTTAACAAACTTTTATGTATTTCATTTATTAAAATATTTTAATTTAATATTTTTAGTTACATCTAATTCAATTAATTGATTATTTTCACAATATAAATCTATTAATTTAATATTCTTACTTAAATCTAATTTAGTTAATTGATTATGATCGCATTCTAAAAATTTTAAATTAATATTCTTGGTTACATCTAATTTAGTTAATTGATTATGATCGCAATATAATCCTACTAATTTAATATTCTTGGTTACATCTAATTTAGTTAATTGATTATCATAACAAGATAAAACTCTTAAATTAATATTATTACTTAAATCTAATTCAGTTAATTGATTATAATCACAAATTAAATATTCTAAATTAATTAATTTATCAATTCCAATTAAATCAGTTAAATTTTGATAACCACAATTAATTTCTTTTATATCTTTCCATGTATCTTCATCAGAATGATTAATTTTTAACCATGTAAGAAATTTACCATCTGGTTCTACTTCATCCCAATCATCCTCATCAAAAGGATCAACATATTCATTATATTCTTTTATATATTTCATTTCTTAATATCTCTTAATTTAATATTCTTATCTAATAACTTCTAATTCTGTTAAATAATTATTACAATATAAACCTGTTAAATTAACATTTTTAGATATATCAATTAATTTCTTTTATATCTTTCCATGTGTTCTACTTCATTCCAATCCTCCTCATTAAAAGGATCTATATATTCATTATATTCTTTTATGTATTTCATTTCTTAAAATGTTTTAATTTAATATTCTTAGTTACATCTAATTCATTTAATGGATTATTATCACAATTTAAAGTTATTAATTCAATATTTTTAGTTAAATCTAATTCAATTATCTGATTATTATCACAAAATAATTTTTCCAAATTAATATTTTTAGTCACATCTAATTCTGTTAATTGATTAGAACAAGATAATTCTTTTAATTTAATACTCTTAGTTACATCTAATTCTGTTAATGAATTATTATCACAATATAATTCTTCTAATTTAATATTTTTAGTTACATCTAATTTAGTTAATTGATTATTAGAACAAGTTAAAGTTTTTAATTTAATATTCTTACTAACGTCTAATTCAGTCAATTGATTATTATCACAAAATAAATATTCTAAATTAATTAATTTATCAATACCAATTAAATCAGTTAATTCTTTATTAGAACAATTAATCCATGTTATATCTTTCCATGTATCTTCATCAGGATAATTAATCTTTAACCATGTAAGAAATGTACCATCAGGTTCTACTTCATTCCAATCCTCCTCATTAAAAGGATCTATATATTCATTATATTCTTTTATGTATTTCATTCCCTAACATTTTAATTTTATTTCTTTTTGTTAAGATATTCTAACACATTATCTCTTATACTAAAAAGATTTTCTGTTGTAATTTCAGTATTTCTATATTGAATTTTTTTATATACTTTAGATTTCATATATTTAGATAACCATATATTTTTTTTAGTAAATACTAATTTAATTAAAGGATCATCTTTCAATTTATTAACATCAATATCTGGTTTACCAATACCAAATATTATTATTTCTATAATCTTATTATCATTTATTACATTAACTATGAAATTTGTAATTTTATAATCAAAAATAGGTTTTAAGATAAAAAAATTTATAATATTTTTTATATCAGTTTTTAATTCCTTTTTTATTTTTTTTTTATCAACAAAATTACCCGTATAATAAACAACATTTTCAAATAAAGGAAATTTATGTGGAGTATCAATATTTACTAAATTAATTTCAAATTTATTTAATTCATTATTTGTAATTAAATTATTATATAATTTTAATGAATTTGATTTAATTCTATCAATAATAAGATTGAATAACTCATTATCCGTGTTTTTTAATAAATTATTCAAAATTGTCTGACAATCATTAGCATAATCAATATTTATTTTATTATCATCATAAAAATAAACATTAGTAAACCAATCTTGTTTTAAAAAAACAAATTTATTTTTTTTGATTTTAAATCCTAATAAATGTTCTAATAAGACATAAACCTTTTTTAAACTTATTTGAGTATTATTTTCCAAACGACATGGCTCAATATTATGATAAAAACTTAATTTATCACCTACAAAATATATCTTATCTATAGATATTCCTATGTTTTTTAACTCAATTCTTAACTTATTAAGAACATTTGAATGGGTTTTTAGATTTGATCTTGCTGTTAATATTCCAATACTAATATTTTTTTTACCTCTTAAATGGGTTATATTATCTAATGTATAATTAATTGGGGATTTATCTAATATATTTTTATTATAAAAACTATTAAAAGATATACCTAATCTTTTAATATTTTCAAATTTAGTTTTTTTATATATCTTATCATATAATTCTCTACTTATAAAAAATTTATTACCATTATATTCTAATGGTATATTATCATTTTGATAAATTCCATTTCTTATTAAAGAAAATTCCAACCAAGATATAGTTATTATAGGTTTAGATGTTTCTTTATCAATTATCCATATATCTGATTTAATATTCCATAATGTACCATCTAAATCAAAAACATGAAATTCATTCATTTTTATTCTATTTTTTTTTAATATTTTAATAATATAATATATATAAAAAAAATAAAATCATTTTAATTATTTAGGTATATTAAAATTTGGAACTTTAAAATTTGGTGTTTTCATCATATTACTATAATTTGATAAATTAGGAGTTTTTTGATCCTTTTCACTCTTTTCTTTGGCTTTCTTTTCTTCTTCATTCCTTTTATTAAGAAGTCTTATAAAATCCTCAAATTCATAGTATGGCCACATATCAACTGTTGATGTTTGTTGATTACCTTGAATCATGAATTCAAGTTTATTTTTTCTTAACCCCTCTAAGTGGACTTGAAATAACGAAAATATTTGACGATCCATCGGGAAACGACATATCACTGTGGACCTCCCCACCACAGATTGGACATTTGTCTTTTAAACCACTAACACCGAATTTCATTTTATCAACACAATAATTTAATGTTTGAAATGTATCCATATCCATTTCTTTATATTCTTTTTCTTTTGATTTTATACCATCTTCACTTATTTTATTTCTATCCCATAACGTAAATGGAATTATTTTCAGAAATGATATATTAGGTGTCTTATTATTAACTTGAACTTTTGTTTTTAAGTTATTAAAAAATATTTCTTGTAAACCAATACTTGGTGGTGCCAATTTCCATAAATTATCATTGATTAATATATCAATTGTTTTTGTATGTGGATTAAAATAATCTTTTAATTCATTATCCATTTCAAAATGAGTGAATGTTTTCTCACTATGAGGAGTATTTGTTGCTCTAAATTCAATTTTAAATTCATTCCCACAATCACATGTTATTTCTTTTGCTAAATTATTTCCTTTCTGAAATGTTAATTCACGTATCATAAAAATAAAAGATAATCTATCATTATCTTTTATATCTTTATATGTTCCAGGTAATCCATTATCGTATGTAATTCTTACACATCTTGATAATATTAAATTCATTTTTTCTGTTACATCTATAATATTAGCATCATCAACAACCGAATATTCTTGTACATCTGCAACTGATGCTGCTCTAATACTTATTTTAATTCCTTGTTTATAGAAAATTCCAGCTGGTAATGTATTAGGATCTATTGCAAAATATTCTCTACCAAATAATATTTCTTCTCTTTGAGTTTCCATATTAACCGGATGATTTTCAATTGTTGGTTGTTGTTGGTTTTTAGTTGTTTCTTCTTGTATAAATTTATTTAAAATATCATCTTTTTCATTATCCATAATAATATGTTTTTATTTTATATATTTAGATGATAAGGTTCAAATTAAATTTAATGAGGTGGAATTAGGAATCAAATGATAAAATGGGATTTCATTATTTTTCATTTTTCATAAAAATGATTTTTTTACAAGACGAAAACCATCAGATTTAAACCAAGGCCAATGACCGTCCAATTTTATTACATCTATATTAAAATTATTAATATTATCATTAACATATTTTACAATAAGGTGTCTGTTTAAAAGAGAAATAGTTGTCCACCCTCTAGTACCATTATAATACGTTACATTTCTCCCACATTGCTCTACCACATCACCAGGTATAAAACCATTATTTTCTTCGATATCCCAATCATTAAAATCAATATTTTTATAATTCTCTTTAATTATTTTCATATTCACTTTCAAGGTATCTTTATATTTTTTTAAAAATTTTATTTCTATCAATTATTTAATTAATGTGATTTTTAAATTTGGATGTCGAATACCCATTTTTTAATAATAAAAATCTTCCCAATAATCAGCTGCAAATGTTGCCTCCAAAGGACCTTGTACCTCTGAAGTTGTTGCCCAATCAAGAGTTTCAAACCCTGTAAATGCTCTACAAACAGCATTATGATAGATAACCCTTCTAATTATAATACCATCTTTATCATGAACATTAACAGTAATAGTACCAGTTGTTGTGGATTTATAATTAAGTTCACCTGTTTCATTATTCCATGAAAGATCATACCAATCTTTTATCTTTCTAAAAACAAATATTTGATGTGCATTATTTTTTAATAAATTAAATGTTATTGATAAATCAGCTCTTGATGTCGTTGTTGGCATCATAACATATAATCTAGTTGAATATTTAAATCTCTGATCTACTGTTGTCAAATCTGGATATGTTGGTAATGTTGTACTTATTGCATTTTCCATTAATAAATTATTATCACCCTCAACAGATAGAAGTGATGGTGGAAGTGTAAAATCAATTTCAAATAAATTTTTATGAACTGGTTCCCATAATTCATTATGAGATTTTATGTTTGTAAAGTGTGCTAATGGCATAATTTTTAATTTATTTTTTACTCATTATATAGTAAATTTTATAAGTTTACTATATTTTTGATATTTTCTTACTTTATATATAAAAATATAAAATTCGTTTTTTATAAAAAATAAAAATTTTTTAATAAAAAAAAATAGAGGTTTAAAAAACCTCTATTTTTTTTTTCATAAAACATATGTATTTTATCTGAACCCAGATGAATCAATAGTTCCTTTTTTGAGTATAGTAATTTGATTAATAATAATTCCCATTCCCTTTATAACTTCAACATATGTATCTAATATTCCCTTTTGTAAACCTATTATATAATCAGTGTTGTTTGTTTTATCACAAACGTTTTTAAAATTATATAATGCATCAGATTCTTTTAATTCTTTACAAATTTGATCTGCTCTAAATTTAATTTCTGATCTAATTTCCGGAGTATTAAATCTCCAATGGTAATTTAACAACATATCATAAAGTCTATTTTCTAATTCTATTAATACTTCTCTAGTATGAATTAAACTTAATGATGAATATGGATATGATTGAGCTGAATTATCACTATTAATTATATAACCATAATTTTCAACATAATCAATTGGGTTACTATTCATTTCATGTAATGGTTCTAAATCCTCATTAGTAAACCTAATTTCAGTTTCTTTAACATTAAATAGATTTCCTTTAATTACACCACCCAAAATTGTCCAAGGTTTTATATTACTATTAACTGATGTGAATTTATTCATATATGTTTTAGCAATTTCTGCTGATGGGGGTATAAATTTCTGTGATTCCTCATCGGTTTTAATATAAGGAAACCAATAAGATACACATGATTGACCAATACCTTCACCAAATGAATAATAAAAATCAGGATTCTTACTTGAATCTCCACCTTCTTTAACATAATTCATATTAATAGAATAATCAGAATCTATAAATATTGGATTTGTTGATTTTTTAAACATTCTAGCACTAGGCATATTAAGAAAACCTAAACAATTCAATTTATATCCACATAAATCAACAAATTGTTGCTTAGAATTTGCAATTAAACCTAATCCAAATGGATCAACTAAATATCTCCACGATATTCTATTTTTATTAATCAATCCACTATATAATCTTGTTCCTTTTTCAACAGCATTCATAATTGTTGTTTGACGTGCTTCTGTTCCGTTTGGTATAGAATCAGAATGTACAATAAATGGTGTAATTGTTATACCCTTATATTCGGTAACATAATTATCAATTGAAGTATATGTTGTTGTATAATAATCAGTACCACCTGTTAAATTATTTGATACTTTTATTGGACCATCAGTATAAATGATTTTAAGAGTTGTATCAACTGTATCATTTATAACATTTTCAATTCTAACAAACTTTTTAGGCATTTCACCATTTATATACCCTTGACCTGGTGAATCATAATATGATATATCATAATATGCTTCTAAGAATGATCCTTTTGTGACTTCAGAATATCTTGACTTATTCACATAAATAGTTGTTGTATTAGTTAAATCAGTTATTGAACCAGGATTCTCTATTTCTAATGTTTGTTTCAAATTATCTTTATCAGAATAAACTATTAATTGATTATTATAATCAGTACTAAAACCTGATATAGTCGTTGTATTTGGTGGTAATAGTTGATCTAAGAAAGTTAATATCATATTGCTATCTCCATCTAAATAGATTTTTAGCCAATATTTTTGAGTTGTACCAGAATCATTATTCATCCATATATAATCGCCATTATTTATATTACCATTAAAATAAGATAAATAAAGTGATGAATATTTACCAACAATACCGTTTGTAGTAGATACTGGCGAATTATAACTTACTATTTCAGCAATATCACCGGTCCCTACATCAAATTCATCATCAGTATAATATAAAATAACTCTATTTGTTACAGTTGATCCATCACTAATAGCACTCATGTATTCATAAGGTTGTTCAGTATCATCAAAGTAAATTCTTATCCTAGCATTATCCACTAGGGTTGCATCATAACTTGAAACAGTTTCTATTGGAAACTTATAACCAGTTACTAGATTTATTATATCTCCTTTACCTAATACCAAATTAGTCGATATTTCATTATAAATTTTTAAGTATCTTAATTTATCATAATTTGTCCAATCACTACTAGAACCCGAAGTATCATTAAATATAATATCCATATAGTTAATGAGTGATGATGTTGTTCCACTAAGATTTGTTAGATTAGCATTTTTTAATGTCTTATACCCACTAGTATCTACAGTAACAGCGGTGTATTCTTGAGTAAATACGCCTGCTGTATAGGTAGTTTTTCCATAACCAAGAATTATTGTATTATTATTATCCAATATATAATTTGGTTTTGTTGGAGATGTACCAACATATTGGACACCAGCAAGAGAGTTAATTTTTGTATTATCACTATTCAAATAAAACACATCATATTTACTATATGTTGCACCAGTACTTGATATCGTAAATGGATTAATATAAGCATTTGTAGACCCTGTTAAATAATATCTGGATCCACCTATATTATAATATCCTGAAGTACTAGTAAAATCATAAGATACTTTATAAATAGCAATATCTTCAGTAGTACCTGAAACTATTCCATTTAAATCTGGTCCATCTAATTCTGTTGTTATTTTTATATCATCCCCACTTATATAATTTACATAATATGAAGTTGATTTATCAATAATACCAAAATCTACATTGAAATAAATTATATCATCAACAGATAATGAAGTAGTAGAAGACAAAGTAAGAGTTGTCCCATCACATGATATAAGACTGGTATGTGTTGATGATGACGTGTCATAATCTATATCAGCAGTATACCAGTTAGTATAATCTCCTGTTCTCCCTGACATATATACTGACCTCATATCTGATGCATAATTAGCAAAAACATTACTTGATGAATTTAACTCTTTGGTATCAAATGTTATTGATTCACTAATAGATGTTTCATATGATAAAAAATCAATTGATGTTTTCGGTTGTGTACCAACTGTAACGGAATCACCATCTAATCCAACTAATGTCTGACCAATTAAATCAATTTTTCCTTTATAATAATCAGAACCTAATAATTCACTATCATTATAAGAACAAAATAATCCAGTTTTATCTGTATCATTATTAATGACATTTTTAATAAACATATCTCTATTATCTAAATCCTTAAAATTAGGAATTAAAGACACATCATAAAAAGCTAATCTAGTTACTAATCTATGATTTGCAAAATCTTCAATTTTACTTTTTATTAATCCATTTTCATTAAAATATGTACTCCAAATACTATCTGAACTTAATTCTGTATAATTTGACCAATCCCCATTTACTACTAGAACACTAATCATATAATCAGAAATCCAATCTTTTTTATTCATAAATAATGGTACTTTATCCTGCCCATTATACCAATCTTCCGCCGGAATATCGAATCCTGTAATATTTGATTTATACATAAAAGAGGTAATTGTTTTATCTGACATATTTGTAATATGAAATAATCTATCATCATCTTCAACCCCACTATTATTTTCTACAACAATATCATTAAAAGAATCATCGTCTCTTTCCCAAAAATCTTGTCTATTAAAAAATCTTTCATATGGTGAAGATATTAATGATCCATTATCATATTGTGATGATAATGATATTGATTTCCATTTTAATTTATCTCTAGTTAGATCTGTGTTTAATAAATTCAAAGCCCAAACAGGTCCTTGATCTAACATTGTTAATACTGTTCTATGAAAAAATGATCCTTTATTTTCTAAATATTTATCTAATGTACCAAAGATTTCCTCAAATTCCTGTGGAGTGCTTACTTTAACTGGTTTATTAAAAGGTCCTTTTTTTGAAAAACCAGGTACTAAATTTATTAAAACTTCTTGTATAGGAAGCTCTATGATAGATTTATCATCCTCTTCAATATAAATTGAAGGAACTTTATATTTTCCTAAGTTTCTATCGCTAATTGACATGTTTATATATTTTATTTTTTTCAATTTAATGAATAATCGTTTTTATATATTAATTTTTTTTTTTCAAATTATACCACATTAAAAAATAATTAAACAATAATAAATATTATATATAATAATAAGGCATAATATTTGTTATATATATAAAAAAAAATATAATTATGAAAAATTTAATTCTACCTTTGTTATTATCATTATTTTTATTCTCTTGTACACCAAATCTATTTGTATACGATGATGTTTATTACCGGAATTATGATTATGATACTTTAGAACAACCATCAGCACAGTCACCAGAAACAAATGAAATCATTGAAATAGAAAATTATTCTGATGTCACAATAACGAGATACCATTATATAGACTTTTATTACAATAAATTAAATTATTGGAATTGGGTGTACTCATATAATTATTGGAATTATTACAATAATTGGACTTGGTGGTATTCAAATGACTTGTATTATATCAATTATAGTTGGAATCAATACAATAATCCATATTATTACAATAATTATTATTACAATAATAATTCATATTATTATGGGCATAGAAATTCACGAGGAGGAAATAATGTAGGTAATTTATATCGACATAAAAATACAAAAAGAATATCAGGAATCAATGACCCGAATATATATAAATCTTCAATTTATTTTCCATCAAAAAGACATACGAAATCAAAACAATATCCACCAAAATATAGAATATCAAATTCAAAACAACATTCACCAAAATATCGAACGCCATCAAAATCATCAAAATCACCAAAATATCGAACGCCATCAAAATCACCAAAATATCAAACGCCATCTCCAAAATATCGAACGCCATCAAAATCACCAAAATATCGAACGACATCAAAACCAAAACGATATTCAACCCCATACAGAACACCATCAAGATCAAGACAATATTCGCCTCCAGTATATAGAACCCCGTCAAAAGTTAAAAGAAGATAGGATTTAGTAGAAAACGAATTTGGGAATTTCGTTTTCTACTTTTTAGTTTTGATTAATTATATTTAATATATAACTTGCGTTAAAAAATAATTAAACAAAATGAGTGATACTAAGAAATTTATTAATATCCATGAGAATATATTAATAGAATGGATATATAATAATGGGAATATATCAGAAAATTATTCAATATGGACAAATTTAAAAACTCAAAAAAGAAATTTTGTATCTAAAACAAATAATAATAAAATAAGTTATTCTCTTTTTAACATTGATTCTATACTTAAAAAATATGCAAAGGTAAATTTAGAGGATTTTAATTTTTTAAAATTACAAGATTATTTTTCGGCCCCTATTCAATATGATAAAATAAATATCTATTTTCCATTTAATTATGATTTCGATAGTTACATTGGGTTTTTATTAAAAATATATGTATATGATTTTGAAAACAAGAATTATGTTTATTTTTCTAATTATTTTTATGATAAAACAGACATTAATATAGAAAAATTAATGCAATTAAATACCCCTTTCAGATATGGGGGGAAAGAATGGGGAAAATACTTAACAATATCAATCCCGTCAATTGAAAATGTTTCAAATGATAGAACCATTACAACAACAACCAACTTACCATCAAGTGATTCAATAAATTATAATATACCATCAAATAATATTGGACTAAGTTTAATTACTCCAATTTTTATAGATATTTCTTTTATTACCAGTAGAGAAACTGTTTTAGATAAGACATATTATTATTTAGGAGATACATTTGATACCAGTATATCAAAAACACCAGAATATCAATCAATCGGTGTTACTATAGAAGAATCAGAAGAATGGGATTTCTTTGAAATATATGGTTTTTATAATGATTCAAATGAAAATTTGGACAACTTTGTAAGAAATTTAGAAAATAATGGTAAAAGAATTAATATAGAATATGTTGTTACATTATACGAAGAAGAAATACAAAGTGGTTTCCCTATTACATTTGTGGTTGATGATAATTTTTCCCAAAAAATAGAATATAGACCAATATTTAAATATTCTAATACAACTGCATCTATTGATGTAAAAATGAATATTATTGACTTAGTAGATAATACAACTATTGTAAGAGAAACATCACTAGGATTAACAACAAATTTATTTAAATACGGAAAAAAATTATCTAGATTGCAAATTGATACAATAAATATACCTAAAATTTATAATTACCGATCTGACCACTCAATAAATACAAATAATAATATATCACATATTAATACCTATGGAATAACTAAAGTTCCTTATCCATTATTAATTACTAATTATAAAATATTATTAAATAGTTCGAAAAGTCAACTGGATGAAAGTGAATATAAAACTCTTGGTACAATGACTTTATTATTAACCCCATTTGATAATGTTATAAAATTTAAAATAGCTAAACAAATAAATAAAAAAGGATCCCCTGAAGCATATAACATGTCAGAAATTCTTAGTAATGCTAAACTTACATTAGTTTTTAAATCTGACACTAAAATGATTGAAAAAGAAATATTCCATGAAAGTGATGATAATAATATAAAGTTAGGAGTTGTAGTATTTAAAGTTCTAGAAAGTGATATAAAAGTAATAAAAAAATTAAAAGAAAATGATGATAATTTTTATTTAACTATTGTTAGTAATAATACTAGGACTTTATTATATTCTGGTAAATTTAAAATATTCGAAGATGTTAAATTTTTAAATGATGAATCTATTAATTTATTATTACCATCAGATGAATTATCAACTAAAATACCTAAAATAATTACTACCCCAAAACCAAAAAATTCATTTTATCTTGATGATAAATTAGATAAAAATGATTTATTTAAAGAAGAAAACTTACCTATTAGACCATTAAGTGATCAAAATGAATTAAATTATTATAGAAATATAATAATTTATATGAAAAATGATATAACAACAACCGAAAAAAATACAGTTAAATCACAAATAGAATCACTAGGATTATCAATTTATTATGAATATGTTGATACATATGTATTAGAAAGAGTACATGTTAATAAAATTAAGAATTTATCAGAAATCGGATATGTGGAAAATGTTATTCAACTTAAATTGAATTTTGGTTGGGATATAATTCCAAAAACCACATATCGTTAAAAAAAAAACAATAAATAAATGAGATTAAACGCTCAATCAAATCAATTTATATTCCAACTTCCTGTTGATTTTATAGACGAAGATTTATACACTAAATTTCAGAGAATATTAGATAACAATCATATGCCTTACGATAGTGTTTTGGATTATATCAACAGCACCATAAAAGAAGTTGTTTTTCCCAGCATGTCATTTGATTCAAAAAAAATGACATTTTGGAAAAGTAAAAGTATTGAATGGAAAGAAACTGGTAATATTTTTGATAAATTTCAAAATGAATTAGATATTACATTTAAATCCGTTGATTCATATATGAATTATTTTATGTTAGTAGAAATTTTAATAGAACTTTATCTAAATAATAGAAAACAATATATCCCAGAATTTGCATTACAAATATTAGATAAACATGGAGATTTGATTTATACTACAAATTTTAAGGATATTATATTAAAATCTATTTCAGAAATTAGAATGAGTTATCAACAACAAGATGTTTCAGAAAAAACATTTTCTATAACATTTAGATATAATTGGTTAGATATTAATTGGAATTTACGAAATCAACATAATGATGAATCAACTAGTGTATTTGATATATCCAGATCAAAAGGGTATAATGATAATCAACCAGAATTCCCAAATAAAACGAAGTTAAACAATGAAAACTAAACAATGATAATATATTAGTAAAATTTATCCACTATATATTTTCTTTCTATCTATTTTATTTTGTTTTTTACCCCTCAACATTTCATAATACAATTCTTGTTCTTCTTCTGATAATTGACCAATAGTTAAATTTTGTGTCAATTTGGTCATTAAACTTTTATCTAATTTTGACAAATTACCACCATCAAGTAACTTGTTTATAACTGATTCTCTTTCAACATTCATATAATTTTCATTTATAAAATCATTAAATTTTTTTACCATGTTTTTTTTTATTTTTTTACACTATTCTATATATAAATATATTATTTTAAAATAAATAATTTTTCAACAGGTTTATATGTTTTAATAGTACTCATTGAATTTGTTATTTGTTTTTCCCACACTACAATAAAATCATCAGGAGCAGAATATTCGGAAATAAATACTTTATGACCACACTCATTAATATATCTACACCATTTCCAAAATTTATCATGATTAAATTTCTTTGATATTGCATACTGTTTTGTTCCCATATAAGGAATATCACAATAAATAATACATTCATTGGGGTAGTATATTTCATCATAACTACCGATTTTAAAACAAATATCTTTAATTTTATCCAATTGTTTTTCAGTATTTTGAATTTGTTCATTAATATAATTTCTACCATTAGATTTACCGCTATATCCACCATCAAAAAATCTACCATTATAAGATGCCATCCATCCTATCCACCCAATCATAAAATCATCAAATTCTAAATTAGTACCATTATTATATTCTATTCTTGCTCTTGAATACATATTTCTATCAATTATAGTTGGTCGTTTCATATCTTTTTGTAGACCTTTCCACATGGCAATTAAATATTTATTTTTATCAGATGCTAATCTGAGTCCATCAACCTTATCCATTGTACCTAGTCCACCACAAAATGGTTCTACATACCATTGATTTGGTTTTCTATTTTTTAATATAATTGATAAAATTTCATTTGAAATTTTATTTTTACTCCCCATATATTTCATATTTATATTTTTTTAACTTATATAAAATAAAATATAAATTGTTCTAAACTTTTATAAAGTTATTCTATAAAAGAATTAATTAAAATTATTATATAACTTATAAAAAAAACAACATGGAATTAATTGAAGGAGTAAATATTGGATCATTACCAGATATTTTCGATACTATTGATAATGAATCAAAAATTTTAAAAATTAAAGGAGACGATAGCATATCATCATTAAATGATGATTACAAAAAATTTGCTATGGAGATTATTAATCGAGATAATGAATTTAGATCTATACAAAAAGGTGAAATAATAAATGGTAAAATTGTCGCATTAAATAAAAAAGAAATAATTCTTGATATTGAATATAAAGATTATCTTTATATAGATAATAAAGCATCTGATATTGATATTATTAAAGATTTTAATATAGATGATAATATAGATGTTGTCATTACGGAAATAAATGATAATCCTTTTGTATTAAAAGGATCCATAACCGATCTTATAAAATTAAATGTTATTGAAAAATTAAATGGGTATTATAAACATAATATTTATTTTACAGCAATCGTTAAAGAAATAAAACCCGCTGGATTTTTATTAGATATTAATATAGATAATATTATTATAAATGCGTTTATGCCTACTACCCTAGCGGGTATTAATAAACTAACCGATGATCAAAAAAATCAATTAGTTAATCAAGAAATTGAAGTTATGTTAGAAACATTACAACAAGATAAAGGAATATATGTTGTATCCAGAAGAAGATATTTACAAAGTCTAATAAATGATGAAATTAAAAGAATAAAAGTAGATTATGATAAAAATAAAGACAAAATATATAATGGGTGTGTAACAGGATGTCAAGAATTTGGAATATTTGTTGAATTTAATAAATGTTTAACTGGTATGATTCATCGATATAATGTTAATGAACAATGGACATCTAACGAACAATGGAAAAAAATTGTACCTGGTATGGATATAAGTTTTTATATTAAAGAAATTATATTTAAAAAGAAAAAAATTATACTTACTCAAATATTAAGAGAATCTCTTTGGGACACAATTAAAAAAGATAAAATAATTGATGGTAAAGTTCTAGTTATAAAACCATTTGGAGCTCTAATACAATTAGATCAAGAAACAAATGGATTAATACAAAACTCATATATACAAAAGAACAACATAAAATTAAAAGTTGGAGAAAATATTAAAGTTAAAGTATTAAGCATTATGAGAGATGATAGGAAAATTTATTTGTCTCTTACAAAATAAATTTTATATATAAGAAAAATAAAATAAATCACTTTTAATTTTTTAAAAGTGATTTATTTAAAAATATTTTAAATTTTATGAATGAATTTAAATTTTTTAATGGGAATAAAATTAATGATGAGATCAAATATGTTAAAAATTATTTGAAAAATTATCCTGAAACCAAGATTGTTGTAGGAACAGATTCCGAGCAATATAAAAAATATACTAATTATGTTACTGTAATTGGAATGATAAAACCCAGAAAAGGTGTTCATATAATTTATAAATCAAAAAGAACAAAAAAGATAAAAGATATTTTTTCAAGATTATGGAATGAAATAGAATATTCTAGATTAGTAGCAGATGATCTGGAAAAACACATAAACAATACTGAAAAAAAAATCATCACACTTCATATTGATATTAATAATAATAAAAAAGAAAAATCATATATAGTACATGATAGTGCTGTTGGTTATTTAAAAGGATTGGGTTATAATGTTGAATCTAAACCAAATGGGTGGATAGCAACAAAAGCTGCTGATTGGTTATGTTAGTATTCATTTTTCTTTCGCAAAGAGAAATAAAATGTACTACCTTTTCCTAATTCGCTTTTAACCCCAACCCTACCATCTAATTTATCAATAATACGATCCACTATAGATAACCCCAAACCATATCCTTTTGTACTTATTTGATTTAATCTTTCAAATTTATTAAATAATTTCAATTGATTTTCTGAAGATATCCCTATACCGTTATCACGTATCCAAAAATTTATTATATCACCATCAATTTCATCATAACCTATTTTTATTTTTCGTCCCCCATATTTAATAGCATTAATTAAATAATTCACCCATACTTCTTCTATCCATGAGGGTATACCCATAACAACAGGCCATTTTTTCGATACACTTATTATATCGACTTTATGTTCTTTTATTAATGTTGTTATACGATTTATTGATTCTTTTATAATTTCTTCCATTTTTAATGGTTCTAATTGAATATCCGTTTTTCGTATTTTTGATAAGAGAAGTAAACTATCTATAATTCTTAACATTTTATTACCACTATTGTTTATTGCTTCTGTATATGTTTTATATTCTTTTTTGGTTAATTTATTTTCAATTAACAACTCTGAAAACCCCATAATGTTTCCTAGTGGATTTTTTAAATCATGTGCAACAGTGTGTGAAAAATCATCCAAATCTTTATTTTGTTCTTGAATATTACGTATAAATAACATATTTGATAATACTTCATTTAACTTTTGAGTGATTTTCCGAAATAATATTTTATCACTTGGTATCCATTTTCGCTTATATGAACATTGATGCAATCCGAGTACCCATGGTTTGTCAACATATGAATATAACGGAATATACATTTGTGATAATGTAGAAAAATTAGTATTATCATCAGAATAATATGTGACAATATCGTTTTTATTCTCTAATATTTTATTAAATAATTCTGATACTTCTGGTTGTATTTTAATATTTTTATTAGATGGATAATAATATGAATATTCCTTTAATGAATACTCAAATGGTATATTCCATGTTTTTATATTTGATTCACATGGATAAAGTAACCAAACTCTATCAACATTAAATATCTTTAATATTTCTTGTAAAACATCATTTATTCTACTTTGAGAATCTGCACATCGACAAGTTTTTAAAATTTCATCAAGAGAATCTAAATTTTTTTGATATTTTTTAATTTCTTTAACATTTACTTGTATTAAATAATATTCTAGTATATTATTATCAAATATTGGAGAAATAATATAAGATAAATTTAATTCTCCTGTTTTTTTATCTATTGTTGATTCATATTGAACGATTTCTTGTTTTTTCATCATTGATTTAACTTCATATGAAATATTTGGATCATCAAATAAACAAAATTTATTTATTAATTCATTTGGGTTTTTTATTTCAAATAAATTAATAAAAGATTTATTAATTCCCATTATAATTCCATTTTTATCAAGTATCTCCATATTAATAGGAGAATTATTAAAAATATCTTCATATATATTATATTTCATAGTATTCAAATTATTCTAATTTATGGAACTACTTTTTTTTGGGACATCTAGCATGATATGAGTTATTCCATCTTCCCTTTCCTCCAGCTTTACTACTATCTGATATTTCATTAGTATCGAAATTAACAAACATAGAATCCCATGGAGGATATATGGCATAACAAGTGTTTTTTATTTTTATTCTAAATATATTAACACTACTCCTGTTGTCAATTAATTCAGCATCATTATCTTTAGCCCATCTTATCATTAATTGATCTACTTTTGACTTTCTACCACCTTCACCATACATATAATTTAATAAAGTATATACTTGTCCTTTTTTAAATTTCCCATGTGTCTCTGTTTGAATTCCTGTAAATAACATTCTTCTACCATGTATTTTACCTTTATGATAAACTACTAAACATTTTATATTTTCAGAATTTTCAGTGTAAACATTAAATTCTCCAATAGGTGGTTTTTTAGAAAAATTAGCACACGATGATGCCGTCCAACCTTTACTAAGATTTTCTGTAGTATATGCTGTTAATATATCATCACCTTCTAATATTCTAATATTATAACTATCATCAAACATCAATCTCCATTTATTCAAAAATATTTCTATATCTTTTGGAAATATTGTTCTATCATAATAATCTTTTGTTATTATTTTTAATAAAAGTCTATTTAATTTTAACATTTGTCTTCTTGGTGCCGTAAAAGGATCTTGGTTTGCATCATAATATCGATTTGGTAAATATGTTAAATTACCTCTATCATCAACATCAAGAAAATTAATTGGATTATCCACTATATTATTTTTATCTATATGTTTTAATGATAAAAAAACTCTAGCAATTGGATCTAACTCATTTAAATTATGAAATCTACTTGGATTATAGTAAAATATTACTTTAACTTGTTTTCCTTCTTTTTGAATCTCAGGTGACGGAAGTACTATCTTATAATAACGAAATCCTATATCTATTTTTCCATTATCATTTATTTTTAATACTTCAAATGTATTTTTTGATTCTAAATAATTATTTGCATCATTTGATAATTTGGTATTTGAATTTTTTTTTGCATAAATTAAATCCCCAACTTTTAGTTTTTCATTTTTTAGTTTTAATTCTCTAAATCTATTTTCAAGTTTAGACGATATGATAATTTCTTTGTTATTTAACTTATCTTCATATAAATTTGATTCCTGTATAAAAAATTCATTAAATTTAATCATTCTATTATATTTTTTTATATATTATATATAAAAATCTATATTCATAAAATAGATTTGATCTATTTTTTTTAATGAACTATACATCTGCTGAAGTTTTTTAATTATATTAAAATATTCAAAATAAGAATAAATGGAATTCCTTTTTTAATATATAAAGAAAAGGAAAAAATGGACAAAAGAAGCTACCACGACACTAAAGATGTAGTGGTTTCGGGAACATAAAGTTCCTTCTCTTTAAACGTTTCATAGATTATGCAAAAATTAAAGAAATTGCCAAAAACAATAATATTAAAACAATTTATAAATTTAAGAAAAAATCAAAAAATAAAATATATTAGAAATTATATGGAAGAATTATTCTCGATATAATTTCATTATCTTATTTTAATATTTCTCTAATATTTTGGATATTAAAGGATTTCTAACTATGTCATCATTATTAAATTCCATTATACCTACATCATCCACATTTTTCAATTTATCAAATATATCTTTTAATCCACTTTCATTTACATCCTTAAATCTATCGATTTGTTCAATACCCCCCGATATGATAAATTTAGAATTATAACCTATTCTTGTTAAAAATGTTTTCATTCCTCTTTTAGTAGAATTTTGGGATTCTTCAAATATAACAATTGAATTGTTAATATTGATTCCACGAAGATAAGCTATGGCTAGTGGTTTAATGATATCTAATTCCACTAATTTTTCTCTATTTTCTTTACCTATAACTTTATCAATTAAGTAATATGTTGAAAAAAGATATGGATCCAGCTTCTCCGATAAATTACCTTTAAGATAGCCGATCCGTTCTTCTAATTCTACTATGGGTGTGATGATTACGATTTTATTATAACTATTATTTGGTTTTTTTAATAATTCCAAAGCTTTCACCACACTAATATAGCTTTTACCAACACCGGCTGGACCTATACATAAAGTTATTTGATTGTTATCAATCATTTTAGATAACTTTTTTTGATTAAGATTTTTGCATTTTAGATTGACTTTTGTTCTTAACAAAGATTCTTCAATTTTTTTATCGAATATTTTATATATCTGTCAAAGAAAACTACGACATCTTTAGTGTCGTAGATGAATTTGACTTTAAATAAATAGAAAAAAATCATTATTTTTTAATTATATATATAATTATTAAGTTCTTTGATATCTTG